GCCATCAGGGCATCGGTCTGGCTGCGGCCGCGGTTCTCGTCGAGGATGCGCACGACATCCTCCTCCGGCAGGCGGGCCTCCGAGGCGGCGCGCCTCACCACCAGCTCCAGCCGCTCATCAGCAGCAGAGCGCTCAACCTCAGCCACGGGGGCAGCGGCGGGCTCGGTGGCGACAGCTTCAGCGGCTGCGGGTGCAGTGTCTTCAGTCACCGGGGCGCCCCCGGCCTGGTTCTCGTCGGTCATCGGGGGATCCCCTTGAGATGGTTGGTTACCGCGCATCACGGCATGCGTGTCTTGCCCAGCGGCCACCAGGCTGACCAGCTGCGGCTCCCAGTCGGTCGCCATCAGCAAACCGCCCGGGGCCTCGGCGTAGTCATAGATCCTGGCATCAACAGAGAAGCGCGCTGAACCCGTCCTTAGACGAGGCAGAGCAATCTCCATCGCAGCCGCCGGGCCGTCGACCACGACGCGACCGACGAGCTGAACCATGCCGCCGGATTGCTCCAGGGATAGATCAGTCACGGCTCCCCAGATGCTGTCTGAAGATCGCTTGTGGTCGTAGTCCGCAGGCATCGGACGCTCCGGGAATCGGATCGCCCCCCGCTGGTGAGACAGCATGAAGCCATCACCCACATCGGCATCAGTGGAGATGACGATCACCGCAGAACGGCTTTCCTCATCCCAACTGTTCGGCGCCATGAGCGCCATCCTTTGCAGTTGATGTTCCATGCGGTCAGGCTACGGATTGCTCAGGATTGACGATCGGCCGAGCAGTTGTAGTGCCTGACGCAAGATCGACATCCAGCTTGAGGCCGGCCGCGCGGGCCCGGTCCATGTCGGCACCCAGCTCCTCGATCACCATTTCCGGCACATAGCCGAGCATCCGGTGGATCTCGCTGAGGCTCATGAAGCCAGCGCGGACCGCGTCGACATAGGCCGGGATTTCGCGGGCCGGATCGACCAGCCAAGTGATAGGAGGCGTCCACTCGAATCGGGCTGTCACCCGGCCGGCGCCGGACAGGGCTGCGGCGTCGCGATACCAGATCGCCACCCGGTTCAGCAGCTGGGGGATCATGATCGCCCAGCGCCAGCGGCTCACCGCGCGGCGCATCTCCATCCAGCCCATGCGGCCACTGGAGAAATTCACGTTACCCAGGTCGCCGGTGAGAGCCTCGTAGGTGATCTCATAGGCCTGCGCGATGCTGAGCAGGTGGTACTTCTGATTCGCGACGTAGTCGCCGCTGCCGGGTGGCGTGGCGAATTGGATGCTCTTGCCCGGTGGCAGCTGCTCGATCACACCAGGCTCCAGGGTGTCGAGCAGTTCGGTCGCGGTGCTCAGGCTCTCGGAGTCGGCATCCGAGACGAACGCCATGAAGCAGGCCGCCAGCTTGTCCTTCAGCAGCTGCGCTGAATCGCGATCGCTCACGTCCCGCAGCTTCAGCAGGGCAGCCACGCCGAACGGGACGCCTGTGGCCTGCCCGGGCCGGCGCACGTCGTACACGTGGCAGACCTGATCAGCTGGCACGAAGTCGGATTGTTGGATCGTGGTGGCCGTCCAGTCCGATTCGCCAGGGTGCGTACGACGCAGCCAATAGCCCAGCAGTCGCCCGCGCTCGTCGTACTCCTTGCCGAACCGGATCCGCGCGCCGTCGTCCTTGCTGGTGTCGAGGTAGTCGGGCTCCAGCACCTGGAGCTGCAGCGGGATCAGCCCGCGGGACAACAGCCCCTCGTCGAAGCGCTGCCGCACCAGGCAGCTGCCGCGGACCGCCACAGTCCTGGCGATCATCGACTGCAGGCCGTAGAAGTTGTGTTGCCCGTAGAAATCGCAGTCGGTCCCTTCGGACCATTCGCGCCAGCCATCAGCAAACCGGCGCGACGCGCCGAACGGTGCGCCGACGATGCCATCACCGATCCAGTTGTTGCAGACCACAGAGACCGCCTTGCTCGCCCACGGGTCGCTATCCACCAGGTCCTGGTGACGGGCAATGATCCGTTGCAGCGACAGCCGCAGATCCGCGTTAGGGCCGCGGTTGTTGGTGAACCAGTTATCGGTCCGCCTCGACTGCTTGGCAGCTTCGAAGCTGCGCAGGTGCTGGATCGCCAGCTCCTTGCGCAGGATGCCCACCTGAAGCTCCAGCTGCTCAGTGCGTCGCCCCATCAGTCCCTCCTGAAGCCCAGCAGAATCCGACGCGGTGCCCACTGGCCTGGTTCCAGTTCGGCCGCCATCTCGCGTTCGATGCGCCGCATCTCGTCCAGGCTGCGATAGTTCAGCTCCCGGCCGTCGCTGAAGCGCACCTTTGTAATCCCCTCGGCGATCGCCGCGCGAAGGTCGCTGAGCTGCGTTGAGGTATAGCGTGCCATGCCTCAGGCTACCGGTCCAGCCAGCCGCCGCGTCGCCGCTTCACTGTTGCCGGCTGCTGCTGCTCACCAGGCGCGCCGATTCCGGCCGCGATCTGCTCAGCCAGTTGGTCCCACATCGTCGCCCGGTTGTAGCGACGGGACACCAGCTGCAACGCCGCATAGGCCATCCGGGTGCAGTCGCCGGCTTCATCATGCGCACCCTGCGGAAGGAACCACTCGTATTGCGTGAAGCCCTTCACGAGCTTGGCCTTGCGTTTCCATGGGAACAGTTCATCCAAGAACTGATCAGTCGCGGCCATCCCGAAATGCAGGTATCCCGGCCCCGGCTGTTCATTGCGGAGCCGCCCCTGGAGATGGGCGATGCTGGCATCCGTGCCGATCACGTACAGCATCACGCCGCGTTTCGTCATCGCCTTGTTTTTCCGGTCGACATCAACCGGCGTTCCCTTCCCGATCAAGGCGCGCCCCTTCTGGCCGCTTCCTTTCATTGGCACCCACAGCGATCGGGTGCGGCAGTAGTTCCGGACCTGCACCGTTGCCAGGCCGCCGTCATCGATGCCGCCGGCTGCCATCTGCAGCATGGCGCCATCGTCTCGCCGCCAGGCGGTCGCGGCGATGCTGTCGAGCTGATCCCACACCTCGTCCTGTTGTGGGTCGCCATGGATCTCGAAGTGGCCGAGGTGCCAGCCCTCCTCCCCACGGCCCCATCCCCAGATCGTCACGACCAGCCGCTCCCCGAGCGTGCCGCCGCCGCCTTGCACGTCGACAGCCGCCGTGATCAGCAGGACACCAGCGGGCACAGATCCGACCTGGTACCCGTTGCCGGCCTCGGTGTCCATGCGGCGCCGGGCCAGTCCTTCAACGTTGAACTGATTCTCGATGTCGTCGCGCCAGGCCTCGGCGGCTCGCTTGTTCACCCAGCCCTTGAGCAGGATCCGATCTTCCTTTGCCCGGAGGAACTGATCCCGGATCTCGCCCCAGCTGTAGCCCAGTCCGAGCGGGGTGTACCAGCTGGGCAGGTGAAACCCGGCAGTGATGCCGTCACCCTTGGCGCTTGGGATCCATTCGCCAGCCGCCAGGAAGCGGGTCTTGTGGCGCTCCTCGAACCGCTCGCCGCAGTGCAGGCATTCGTAGGCGACCTCGCCGTCGGCCTTGTCCCACTTGAACTGAGGCCAGATCAGCACCTGCAGCGCACCACAGGCCGGGCATGGAACATGCCTCAGCCGCTGGTCAGATCGGTTGCGGAACTCCCATGTCACTCGGCAGGATCCATCCTCCCCCGGCGTGCTGGTGATCAGCGTCTTGCCGTTCCTGAAGTTAGCCGTCCTGCTCTCGAAGTTCTCTAGCGGGTCGCCTTTGTCGTCCATCTCCAGCGGATAGCTGGACACCTCATCAGCAAACAGGTTTGCGGCTGGCATCGACTGCGCCGCGCTGGCACTGTTCGCACCGGTCAGCACGAACAGCCCGCCCGGGAACAGCTTCAGGAATGCAGTGTTGCCGCTGTCCCTAGCGCGCGGTGGCGCGATCCTCTCGGCCAGAACCTGCGTGTCCCTGATGAACGGCTCAAGGCGCTGCCGGTTCAGGCGCTTGGCCATCTCCAGGGTGGGCTGAACCAGCAGTGTCGGCGCCGGCCTCCAGTGGATGATCGACCCCAGCCAGTTCAGGCCGACCTCCGTCTTCCCCGTCTGGCTGCCGAACATCAGCACCACCCGCCGCACCCTGCTGCCAGCTGACAGGCACTGCATCGGCTCGCGCAGATGGGGCGTCCTGTCCGTGCGCCACTGGCCTGGCTCCGGGCAGCCGATGCCAGAGAGCACCCGGTAGCGGTCCGCCCATTGGTCGACCGTGCCCAGCTGCTCGGGCCTCAGCCCTTCAAGGAAGGCCTCCCGGTAGGCAGCTGCAGCATCAGCCATCAGCCAGCATCCGCAGCGCGATCAGCAGCTCCTCTTCAAGGCGCTGCCGCACCTCGAACTCATCAGCCAGCGCCGCCAGGTCTGCGCTCACCCGGGGCACAATGCCCATCACTCCCTCCCTGATCGTCTTGGCCAGGGCGAACGCTTCACGTCGCATCTCAGCGATCGATCCGACCTCCTCCCGGTCTCGCAGCGCTGCGACCTTGGCGCGCTCGGCTAGGTAGTGCTCCCGCCGCCGTTGGCTGTCGATCAGATCGGGGACCTGATCCTCCGGCAGTCCCTCGACAAAAGCCATCAGCTGCTCATCGGTCGGCAGCTGCTGAGCCCGTGGAGGTGGGCCGGCTTCCCTCGCGGGCCTCTGCGGTGATCCTTTCGATGGCGTGCTGCCGCGGCGTGGCTTGCTGTTCCTGACCCACAGGTCATCAGCCTTGTCGGAATCGATCAGGACCTTGCCGCCGCTGATCACCTCGGCGGCCTTGATCCGCTTCTTCCTTGCGTGGCTGACAGCCGCCGCGCTGCAGCCTCGCAGCTTGGCGTACTCGGCCTGTGTCACCAGGGGCATGCCTGAGGTTAAGGCGGCTCACGGGTTAAGTTAAGCCCGGCCGCACTGGTTAAGGGGGTAGGGGATCCCGCGCCAGTCGGGGACTGGGATTAACAGGTCTTAACGCCTGGCGCTAGCGAAAATCTGCGCTGTCGTGGCACC